AGGATATTGAGGACATACCTGATTGCCGATGCCACCATTTTCATTGCAAATGTTGCAAATTTCTTAAATCCACCAAGCAATTTATCAAGGGCTGACGTATCGCTGCCAAAGTCACTCAGCTTTTGACGGATGATATCAAAAAGATCAGTCACGTTGCCTGAGCCAGATTCGAAGAACTCCTTGAAACCCTTTTCGACTGCTTTGATAAAAACTTTGAACTTGGCAGGCCTGAAAAAGTCAGTTATACCTTCCATCATGTCTTTGATGCCCGGGAACATCTTTACGAACATTCGCCCTATGCGTCGGCCGAAGCGTTCCATCAGACGTAGACCCTTACGGATATTACGCAGCATTTTTCGGAATGTACGACTTCTCATGATTCCGCGCTCGAAGCCCTTGACGAACGCGTCGAAAAAGCCCTTGACCTTTTGGCCACCACCGCTTGGAACCAGACGCTTAATACCTTTCGCCAGTTCTTTTAGCACTTTTTGCTGACTTATTTGCTTCTTATTGGCTTTATCTGTCTTTTTTGCAATCTTGTCATAACTTATACCCTGCTTGTCAAGAGCGAAGGCGGCGTCTAGACTCTTGCCCTCCAGACCCGTCAAGGACGTTAGGTACTTACGCTGCTGATAACTGAACTTGCTTAGATCCTTACCACTCTTAAAGAACGCCTTCCGCAGGATGTCAATTTTCTCTGCTGGATTTTGCGCTGCCATTAGCTGCATGGAATCGACGTTTATCCCAAACGCCTGTGACATCTTGGAGGCAGCCTCTGTCGTATCCTCGAAGCCAGCAAATTTATCCATAATGCCGGCCATGTCTTTTATTTCTAAACCTAGCTTTCTTGCAAACACGACGATTGGCTGAAAGGCTTTGGGGCCGAGGTGCCCAAAGTTATCGACATCGTGCGCTAGTTCCTTCATGCCCTTTGACATGTCCTTGATGCCGATGCCAAATGTCTTATTTGCTTTTACGGCCAGCGTGCTTATCTCAGTGAAGTACTCCTCCACCTTACGACCCTTAGCAGACGCCAGCCCCGCTAACTCACCAAACTCCTCGTTGCTCAGCCCCAGGCCCTTCGAAAAGACGATCGCTTTCGATCCCATCTGCTCGAATTGCCCTTGTAACTTGTAGAAGTTATCGCCGAGCCCTTGAGCTAATTCGTTCATTCCCTTGATCATGGCAGCGACGCCGCCGGGGCCATAACCGAAGACCTTGCGAAAGCTGAGGCCAGTCTTGGCAAGACCACCGGTCTCAGAGCGAACTTTCTTAAACGTATTGACGACTGCCTTACCAGGACCAGACGCTAGGTCGCCAAAAACTTCACGCACCTCCTCGTAAGCTTCACGGATCGGATTACCACCTCCACCTGATTGGGCTAGCTCTATTAGCCCTGAAAATAATTTAAACGGAAAACTGAATATCGCGAATGCGGCCTTTCCAATAGAGGCCGCAATCCCAGCGACACCGCTCGCAACAGAACCGAACAAGCTGAGTGCACCTGAAAATGCACTCTTGACTGCGCTAAAGGCTGCGCCGAACATGTTGAACTGGCTACCTGCATCCTCAGCGTTGTCACCAGCCTCTTCTAGCGCGTCAGAAAGCTCCCGCGTGCGGTCGGCGCCTTCTTCCATCTCTTCGTTACTTTGCCGAAGAGCATCCGTCATATTGCGCACGCGTTGCGTAGCCTCCGGCGAACCTAGGCTCTGCCTAAGCTGGTTGGCCGTGTCTGACTGCTGTGACATCAGATCGTTCTGCTCGCTCATGAGCGATGCACGATCACGCAGCGCGTCGTTGAGCGCTTGCTGCAGTTGTACTTGTTGCGAGAGATCTGCCATGATCTCTAAATATCTGCTTCCTTAGTTAGGTGAAACGCCTAAGTTTCGCTGGTGTCTCGCCACGATTGTACCCGCTCATTGCCCGATCGCTAGCACTGTTGTGGTGCGCTGCCCGTGAGCGGCCATTGGCCTGCTTTAATTCTTCCACAAGCCTTTCTAGAAACCACTTACGCTGCCATACAGGCAGGCTTTGGACTTCCGTATAGGTAAAGCCCATGTAATACATAAGTGTGAATGTTGGTTCTAGATAGATGTTTTTGTCATTAGGAGTCAGGCCAAAAAAAGTTAACGCCGATTGGCAAGTTCACCTCCGATTGTTCATAACAGCTATCACACTCGAGCCAGCCTTTCATCTCGATACCCGGCTCGTGATCATCCATGTGCTTACGTAAACTACGGCTGTCACGCGCGGGCATATTCTTGATAAATGTAGCTATCTTGTTCCTGTCATCGATGCCATCAATCGAAATAATACTATTTTTCAATCTAGCGGTGACCATGTTGTCGATATCGCCCTGAAGCTTCTTCTTTTTACGACGGTCTGCCTCTATGGACATGTTGAGTTCATCCTTACCAGTCAGGAACTTGAACACAACTTTCTTCTTAGAGACTGGCAGTTCGTACTCAAATAAATTAGCACCTGGCTCAATAGGCTCTATTGTTAGCCTGTTAATTGGCAATTCTGACAGATCAAAGGCAGTCTTGTTCTTGGCGTCGCACTCAGGACATGTAACTTCAACTTCATAGTCTGCACCATATCCAGTAATACGGATAGCTGTCATAAGCGCGTTGCGATCACCAGAAATGAGTGTATCAACGTTAATGCTTTTGTCTACGATACAGGACTTGAGCAGGGCACTGATCACTGTCCCTTTCTTGATCAAGGCTCTTGATGTTAGGATGTCTTCTTCCTTTGCTGTCATGGCCCTGATTTCAATTGTTTCTCGATTATGTGAGGAACTATCGGCAGAATAAATCTTGCCCTCAGAGGGTAACGGAACAGCCTCTACAGGCACCTCAAGACCAAAGTCATCCTTCATTACATTGCGAGTTGAAAAACCCTGCATCTGTGCCTGTTGTGCGGTAAATACCGAGTTACCGTCTCTATTTTCGCTCATGTTGACTCCTGTTCAATAAAAATAGATATCGCTGTACTATTGTTTGATTTTAAGAGGCACGTGTAAAAAAATAAAAAAAGGGCGGTATTGCTACCGCCCTTTTCTTGCACAGCTAACTCTAACGAGATTTTATTGCTATTCTTAGTACTGCAGAACGCAGTTATCGAAACGAATTGTCAACGAAATCTCTGAAGGATCTGAGGCACCGTAGTCAAGCGAACCAAAGTCGGCCGCTGTCAAAAAGGCGCCTTTGACATCCCACAGTTCGACGACAGTCCCGATTGGATCAAGCATCTTGATCTGGATATCACGCTTATAGAAATCTGCGTAACCGGCTCGACCAGAAACGGACTCGAAGTGCGTGCGTACCCACTCCATTACTTGCTGCGCACCAGACGGCGCGATCGGATCGTGAAGCGTTACGGAAAGCGTTTCGAATGAAGACTTACCCGCGATAAACCGTTTGTGGTTGATGTACGGTATTTCAACTTCCTCAATCGAGATATTTGGACGGGTTGCCGTCTTGATAATAAAAGCGTCAATGCCCTCAATAGCCATCACCCATCTAAACTGTCTTTTAGGCTCAAACTTATTTGGAAGCATATCTGTTACTGAAAGTGTCTCTGCCATTTTTGTCTCCTAGCTGTGCATATAAATATGCAGTTATCAAACTTAGATGCTGTTACTCACAACAAAGTCAAGTGACACAAACTCGATTGCACGGGTTGGTTGTAAGAAAATCCTTCCGCGAATCGTGTTGTTTTCGATATCCGCCTGTGTCGTGGTAGAAGTATCGATTACCACCTTGAAGCGGTCAAGCCCACCTTGAGCCTGCACACTTGCAAGTATTGGGTTTACGCGTGCCGCGAATGCTGCAATCGTAGTAGCCCGGTTTGGCTCGAACAAGAACGTTCTAGCAACATCGCGAACTCTTCTTCTGACATCGATGAGAAGTCTTCTGACATTGACGCGATCAAGTGCACTTTGCGCTGCAAGTAACGTCTTCTGCCCAAAGACCGTGACACCAGAAGTTGCCGTTACATCACCAATGATTGGGTTGATGTCTGCGGTGTAGAGGTCGTCGCGGTTTTGCTGTAGCAGCTCGACTCCAGGATAGAGTGCAGAAGCAAGAGCCCCTCGAGTAAAGCCGGCCGGAGCGAACCAAGGGAATGCCACAGCATCGTTATTGGCGAACGCTCCAAGGACGACTGTACTTGGTGGTACCTTGACGTTCGTACGAGTAGCAGGATCGCCAACAACAACATCTGGGAAGTAAGCTGCCGCAAATGATGAATCAAGCGCACGACCTGCGAAACGATTGACTGTATTCGCTACGTTTGGTATCTGTAAGGAAGATGTGATGAAAGTATCGACCTCGTCCTTCTCCTCGATGTCCATGATGTAGAGTGCGTCAAAGCGTCTTTCGGTCGCCTCACGTGCGAAGTCCGTAACTGCCGGGTGGCGAATACCTGGAATTGCCAGCAGCTGTACATCGACATCTTGCTTGGCCTCCATCAGCTCAATCGCTTTTCGATATGCAGCTACTGTTGGTCCATCCTTACCACCCTGGTTGCTGTCCAGCATTTCACGCCGAACCGCTGCGTCGAGGAGTCGAGCCTTATCTTTATTGAAGACATTGACACCATCGAAACCACCAAGTAGTGGGAATGTGAACTTCAAGTACTTTTGAGTCGGGACGTGAGCGAAATCTTTCGCAGGATCCAAGAACCGGACCTTCGAGCTTGAGGTTCCATCACGATCATCGAGCGTTGCCGCAGCTTCACCATTTCTCTGGTAGGTTGCAGCGGCCCACTGTTGTGGGTCTGGCCTATCGTTCGAACCAGTGATGACCTGTACCCTTTCCAAAGAGAAGAAGTTGTTATTGAATCGATCTGCGTCTAGGATCGAGCCACCAACATCGGCAGTTCCTTCATTATCGCCGACCCAGAGATTCTGTATTGAAGTCATGTGGGTTGGGAAATGCTTGACATGCGAAAGTAGTGATGTATCAATCTTGTCGTTCTTGTTCGGCTCCGTCACGCTAGTAACGTTCTCGAACTGTACACCCCATGTGAGTGCAACCTTCGGGCGCTTTCTTGGGACGACACCAAGAGAAACGTTCTTTCGCAATGGAATTGGAGGCTGACGTACCTGAGAAAGTAAAGTGGCGGAAATACCAGTTAATCCGCTGGTGTAAGTTCCATCCAGTAGACCGTCAGACAAACTTCCTGTTAGAATTGAAGTGTGATTGCTCGTACCGGAAGTCACTAAGTGATATACACCACGGAAACCAGTCGGTAAAGCTGTCGCATCGACTGCACCATCATCTAGCGCCTCGCTGATCTCTACCCGGACGAAATTTGAAACATTCGGATAATCGCCTTCAATTACGATCTTCTGCGCACCATTTGCGGCATCAAAATCGAAGTAAGAGTGGCGGTCACCAATTCTCTTGGCGATGTAACTATCAGAAGTCTGGTCAAGCGTACAACCGCGGAAAGACTCCACAACCTCTGGATTCAAATCGTTATCAAGGAAACGTCGTATCAATACATCGAAAGTACCGTACTTGTTGTTGGCCTTTGATGATGCCTTGATATTTTCAATCGTAACCTTGAACTCGCCAGCACCGATCGCACCGTCGGAAAGTGTGTGGAATTTGAACAAGTTAATGTTACGAGCACCAAACTTTTGTGAAACCACAAACGGGGAGAAGGCGGTATTGAAACGATCTTCGAAGTTCTCGAGGTTTGGAGTACCAACAGTCGTCGCACCAGTGGCGGTTCCTGTATCTCTTCCCTGAGATGCTGTGAGCAATAGAAGTGCAGGCTCAAAACCAACAGGCTTGTTCTCAAGATCAGCAAGCGAGCCGCTGTTTATCGGTACCACGCCCGTACCACTGACCACTGCGAGGTTCTTTACGATGTCATAGTGCGCGTAAAGATAATGGCCAGCATCCTCGATCTTGCTTGGGTCAGTGTTGAAAACATTTACGAAATAGTTAGGCGCATCGGGGTCAAGAGACGCAGTGATTATATTGTCGTATGTATCACTTCGTTTAAGCCCGTTCGCAAGCATCACGAACTCGTAGGTAGTCGTATTAATGCTTCCGATTGGAGACCCTGCGTTCGCGGAGGCCCCGAAGGTTGAGTATGCAGCCTTGTCTGCTGCTGGCAAGTTGTTAGTCTCATAGCTGCTGCTCAGAGAAAGAACAACACCAGATGGTGCCATCAAGACGCCTCTGATAATCGGCTTAGCTGCGTCCGCAGTATCGATTCCTGCGTCTGACAAGAATGTCGAGGATGATGCGTCTTGCATCAGCGCGGCAAGAACGTGCGTTCGGCCTGGCTGAGACGGGTTACCGACAGTCGATCCAGCAGCTAGGTTGGCTCCTAGTAGACCGTTGTCCTGTGGCAATTGTGCACCAACGACAAAG